CGAACGCCATCAGCGCCTCTGACGAGGGCCGCGCCGTAGGTCGTCAGGTCCAGGTCTCCGGTTGCGGAATCAAGTCTCAGATCGGTCATTTCGTGATCCCCTCGATGTTTGAGATCGCGCTCGCCAGGGTCGAAAGCTGCGTGCCGAGCACGGTCGCGGTCGACGCGAAAATTGTCGTGAGCATCGCGTTCGTGACCGGGGCCGAACTAGGAGGGATGTTTCCGAGGTCGGTCGAGAGTTGATCGAGCGAGGCGTCGATCGCGTTCAGCGCGACCGCGATCTCACTCAGCAGCTCGACCGCATCGGTCCCGATCGAAACTTGTCCGCCGCCGATGCACACCTGCATGCCAGTGGGAAGCTCGCCGAGCACGAGGTTGTCGGGGTCGATATTGAACGTGTTCAAGGTCGCAACGATCACGCCGTCGGAGAGGTCAAAGCGCCGGGTTGACTGCGGCTCAATCCCAGTCCCACCGACTGACTTCCATTCGTCAATGGATCGATCGCTGAACGAAACGAATACTTCGTCGCCAGCCTCGAGCGGAAGCGTCAGCCCTCGGCCGCCACCACTTGGATAACTGACCGGGACATCGAGCAAGGGCGCAACCTCAACACGGTCACCGTCCTTAAACCGCTCTTTGATGACCGGCTGCACGTCAGCGACCGGTCGGTCGGATGGACCCTTGGGATTGAACGCGAGCACACGAGCAATCAAACCGGTGTACATCTTGCCGTTGATCGAGCTCGTCAGCAGCTTGAAAAATCCGCTCGGTTCAAGCTCCTCCTCGGCTGGCTCTTGGGCTACGAAATCGCTGCTCATTGCGGCTTATTCCTGGCTTCAAATTCGGTGTAAAATTCAGTCGCGAAATTGCTCCCCTTGTGCGTGACTTTCTGCACGAGGAAAAATCCGCTGGTCTTCTCGGTCTCAATCGAGACGAAGCGCTTCGGTCGGATGCGCGTGTTCAGAAGGCACGTCCCGTTAATGCCCTTGTTCGTGACTTCTATCGACCCTATCAGACCCGTGCTTGCATTCAAAAGGGGCGCGGTCTCTTTGACCGCCTCGTCCGAGCGCGTCACGACGATCTCGCCGTTCTCGAAGGTCCAGTCGAAATCAAGGTCAGCCGCGAGCTTGTCCAGGGACTCACGCGCAGCACCATTGGCGCTGAACCCTTGCGTGTATTCAATCGTCTCGACCGTATCTGGCAGATTGATCGGAACGCCGAACGACTCGCCGATGCCGCGAATAATCTCATCGCTGGTCACCGGCCCTCGCCACGACTGGGTCAGCCGTCCGCTTCGATACTCCGCGCCGCCGTCGGCAGCGCTGATGCGCGTGATTCGATCGCGGTCATTCTCGGTGGTTTTCGCCTCGCGAATTTCGCCCTGAAACAAAAGCGAAAAGCTATCGCGATATCCGGCGAAAAGCTGGATTGCCCGGCGCTCGTCGCCTTGCTCGATAAGCGCGGCGGTGGATCGCTTCAAGTTGTAAATTTCCACCTCGGCTTTGTCCGGGCTCGAGAACCGAGATTGCTCCACGGTAAAGTCGATGCGCAAAGGATCTGAAATCAATCGACCCTCCTGACCAGGGGGGCCGACAATTACCGCGATCCGCCTGTCCCGAAGTCGTCCCATCAGGCGGCCTCAACTTTGAGCGTGTCATCCTCGCTGGGTGACTGCGGAATCGAATCGCTGGTCAGCCGCATCAGCTTCACGCTGCCGTTGAAGTCATCGATGGTCAGCGGCTGGTCGCCGTTGTCATCGGTCCGAAGCATCAGGAAAAGCCCGGGCGGAAGTCGAGAATCAATCACGTTCAAAAACAACGGGTAGCTGACCACGATTCGAACGCCAAGTCGGATCGGCGTCTCGTCGCGCAGGTAGATCGAAAGATACCAGCCATCATTTCTGGTCGCGTAACGAAAAGCCAGGATGTAGTTCACGCCGCTCAACGTGATGTTGTAGCGAAAGGCCTTCGGCTCGGCGAACAACGGAAGTGATGTAAACGCCATGATCAATCCAGTGAAAAGCCAGTGGTAAACTCTGCAATAGTTTCGCCTAATCTGACCGCATCTGATTTGATCGGCTCGTTGTCCTCTTCGCTTTTCTCGCCCTGCTGGTCGCCGTTGGTTTCGGTCTGACCTGAGGGCGACTGGGCGGCCGCGAGGATGTCGGGCGGAACTTCGACAACCTCGCTGAACGCAAACGTAACCTGCTTGAATTTGAGCTGCGGACGGATGTCCTGAACCGGACGACCTCGAGGGACACTGACCGCGGTCAACACCATGTTCTCGTACACCCGCAAGCCGGTGTCGATCGTGAGCGGCCTGCCAGCCTCAAAGACCTCGAGCATCACGCCGTAGGTCGCGCGAACTCGCGTATCGATGATCCCAGCCTCGGCCAGCGCAATCGCGACCGCCTCGACCTGGGCGTCGCTCGGCGTGTTCGTGATCAATCCTGTGATCGTCAATTCGAAGGGTCGCTTGACGAAGTGATCCGTGACCACGCTGCCGTCTTCAACGGGGTGATCTGTAAGCTCGCCCGTCGTGTCGTGCGCCTCGCCCAGCGAGGCGTCGAAAATAAAGATCGTGTTGCCGTCAGCATCTTGAACCAGCGGCCCGGTTGAACGAAGCGGTTGAAGAAGTGTAACAGCCATCAGTCTGTTTCTCCCTCGAGGTCGCCAGCGACCCCGCCAAGAATCCGCTTGAACACGCCCGCGACCTTGCGCTCCATATCGTTGGCCATCGCATCATTGTCCGCCGCGGTTGCGCTGCCTTGAAACGTGATCGGAATTGTCGCGTTGACGTTTGCGCTCCGGTTGTTAGTGACCTCGCTCGACCGGCGCGATGCATCCACACCAGGACTGGCCGCGCCACCTCCCATCAGACTCGCGGCGAAGTCAAGCGGGTGAGCTGCAGCGTTCGCAATCTTGGCGAGCTTCATCGTCGTCTCGTCAACAAAATCATCGATCCATTCGCCCGCGCTGTCTAACGCCTCTCGAATCGCGGTCCCGATCGCCGCCCCGAATCCGGTCGCCCAGGCCGTGAGTTTGTTGTCCGCCTCGCCGATCCATTGCTCAATTTTGTACAGCATCCAGTCGAGGATGACGCCTAAGGCTTCGCCGAGTTCCTCAAAAGCCGGACCGATTTTGTCAACGTTTTCGACCAGGTACCAGATCAATGCGACGAGAAGCCCGATCAATCCGATGATCACGACGAACGGCAGACCCACGGTTGCGGCAAGAATCGCGAGCAAACCTAGCAGCGCGACCAGGCCCGTCATCATCGTGGCGAAGGCCTCGTCCGCGTCATATCCGGCGTCTTTAAAATGATTCCCCAGCACCGACTCGTTGCCCTCGAGGAAGTGGTAGAGGTCGTTGATCGCCAGGTAAAAGATTCCGAGGATCGCTGCGACCGCCAAGATTTTGAGGCCGAGCGCAAGGTAGGCAAGGCCTGTCTTGGTGACCGCGAGCGCGTGCGCAATCTGAGCTCCGGTCACTTCCATCGTGATGAACTTCGTCGCCACCATTCCGATCTTGTAGGCGATCAAAACGGTCGTCAGTGTTCCGATGGATCCAGCGACCAGCTTGAAGTTGTCGGACAGAAATTTCACGAGGGTGGTCAGCACACGGACCGAGGCCGCGAGACTTCGACCCAGGACAATCGCCAGGCTGGTCGCCCCGCCGGCGCTGTTGGTCAACAACTTCATCAGTTTCACAAGCTCTTCGCTCAGCCCTCGCTCGCCGATCTCAGCGAAGAACTTCGCGATGTTGTCCTGAAGATTTGAGAACGCGCCGCCGATCGTGGCCGCCTGCCTGGCCATACCTCCGGCGAACTTCGCGCGACCGAGCTCGAGCAAAGCCTGGTTGATTGCACCGGATTCCTTTTTGACAGTCTTTTTGAAGTCGCCGAACGCGAACGTGACCTGATCTCCGGCCTGCTCCACGCTGATCTTGAGGCGGTCGCGAAGAAGCTCGAAGTTTCCGATCTGGGCCTTGGCGAAAGCCTCGGAGACATCGACGATATCAGCGTTCATCCCGGCCGCGACATCGCCCATGGTTTGCATGTCTTTCATCGTCGGCTTCAGGCCCGCGCCGCGAAGCGCCGTGAATCCAGCGACCACGCGCTGCAGCTGAAAAGGAGTCTCGGATGCGAAGGCCTGGAGCTTGTCGAATTGCCTGTTGGCTTTGTCCGTGCTTCCCTCGATCGTTGTCAACTGGGCGCGAAGGCGTTCAAACTCGTTGATCGTGCCAACCATCTTGCGCCCGATCATGGCGATGGCTGTTCCGATTCCGATCCCGGCAAAGGCATTGCGGAGCGATTGCCCGAGTCGACCGATCATGGTCGTGCCGCGAGTCGCTTCGTTTTTGATGTCCTCGAGCTTTTGATCGACCTGGTCCATCTTTCGGACGTTCGCTTTGAACCCGATTTCGATCGCAAGCTCTCGCAGTGTAGACACAGCCAGGCTCCTTAGATTTTATCGAGGCGGCGCTGTTGTTCTCTGGCGACAAGCTCCTCGATGTCCGCCTCGACATCGAGCGCCTGGTGAGCCTCGAGGAGATCGACGAGAGTCCACTCTCGTCTGACCTCGAGGATTGAGCGCGCAAGACCATGTCTCACGGGTCGCCAAAAAACCCATGGGACATCAGATTCGCTTACGATGCGATCTGCCTGACGAGCGAGAGCATCCTCTCGGACATATCGCCGCCTCCGAGTCTTTCGCGCAGTGAGGGGGCGAAGTTAATCTCGAGCGAGAAAAGTACCGCCTGAGCTAGCTCGCCGTAGTTGGCCTGATAGATCTGGCCGAACGCCTCGGGGACTTTTCGTTCCGCCGGCTCATCGGGTTCCGCGTTCGGTGTCCGGCGCGTGGTGTACTTCAGCAACTTCTTGCAGAAGCTCGCCCCGCCAGCGGCCACGAATTCGTTGGCCAGCGCGCTCGCCGCTTTCGCGATCTGCGCGCCGTCGATGTCACCGCTGGTTTTTCGGCCAAGGTCCTCGAGTGTTTTCATGGTGGCCGCTTCCTCGGCGTCGATTTCTTTGCCGGCGGGAAGCGCGTTGATTAACGGACCGGCGACCTCGCCGAGGACGCGAACCACGATCGGCAATAGATCGAGCGCTTCCTCGGCGGGGTGCGGATGAATTGTGTACACGTGAGCGACGCCTTCTGCGTCTTTAATCTCACGAGCTTTCGGTTGAATCGGCATGGTCGTTTGCCCTGGTCATTAGCGGATTGCGCCGCCGTGAGTCGAGGTGTATTTCGGGAGATAGATGGTCCATTCACGCGTCGATGCTTCTTTGCCGAAACTCATGTCCGGCTCGCGCTGAATGTAGGCCTGCTCGGCGATCACTTGATCGCCGGAGTTTA